TCAGGTCATCCAGCGCAGAGCGTGTCTTAGGATCAATGAAGTTGAACCCAGCCTGCTCAAGGTTTGAGATATCTGTAAGAACTGTAGGAATAAGGGCTGTGTTGAACTGACCTGTCTCAAGTGTCACTCGCTCTATCTTTGATAAGCGCTCATAGATAGCCAAAAGCTTACATTTATTCTGAAACAGCTTCTTCGCTGACCTAATGAATAGTCTTTCCTGGTCCTCCATGAGTTCCAGTCTAGAGTTTTCAATAAGAGAAGAGAACATTCTCTTCTTAATTATAAGGGTAACCTCAGGTTCCTGAAAGAGAACCTCACGCTGTCTAGGTCTAATGTTGTTGATTAGGCCATCTTCGATGTATGTTCTTTCAGCTGTTTGGTCGAATTTGTTCGCAAAATCGCCTAGAAGACCAAAGTTCTGAACTCGGTCCCCATTTGCATCCAATGATGATACTGAGTTTTCACCAAAAGAATACTGTTCATTAATTACATTTCCAAGATCTGACAGGAAAGCCATTCTTACCCTTTATTCTTAAATACCTGTTGTATTTATGCCTACATCACCAATATATCCATTCGCAGACAAAAGCCTATCATTAGCTGATGTTGTTCTCTCAACCACTTGCCTATTAGGTTCAAATGTCTGACCCGGAGCCAAATCCGAGTAAGAGTAGGAAGTTCCAAGCGTTGGGTCGGAGTTTGATGGACCAGATGTTGGTGAACGATGCCAAGGGAAGAAGTTTGTCCTGAACCCTCTCTTTTGTGTTGCAATAAATGTCATCGCATAGTCAAACAGACCAATGTTCTGAGAAGACTCTGTTAGGTTGAAGTCTTTGAAGTAACCTCTGTACGTCCAACCTGACCAATACATCTCAACTGAGAATGCAAGAGATGCAAGTGTTGGCCTAGGGCGTGTTGGGTTAACTGAGCCTGACTCAAGAGAGTTCACAACCTGATCTGCAAATGAATCTCCAATACCTGATGCAAAACCACCCAAGGCATCTCCAATTGACTGAGGAGCGTTTCCAAGAAGTGATGTGCTGTCCTGAGCTGAGTCAAGTGACGCAGCAAAAGCTAGAGCAAAAGGATCGAATGCGACCTGCTCTGCCCTATAGATATCGTAAAGAACATTGATGCCTTCAATTCCTGAAGAGCCTGTTGTACCGGAGATAGAAAGAACAGTCTTCTCTTCACCCCAGTACTGCATCACATATCCACCCTTTGTTCTGGTGTCCGATATGATTTTTGAATCTTTGTACTGGATATTCTGAGGGTTGATGTACATATCAACAATTCCAGTCTCCGGAACGAACCAACTCACCATATTTCTGGTATGAGTAGCAATCCTATTAGCAGGGACCTTATTCTGTCTAGATCCATCTCCTGATGAGGTCGGTGGCTTCCTATTACGAGATAGTGCATCCGTAATTGCGCCTGTTGCATTTAATGGTTGAATTGGCATAATATAATGTGTTTTTATTGGTTTAGACTATTAAGAACCAGAGACCATGCCCCCAGGCTCCCTTTCAGATCTGGCCTTTTCTTTCCTGGATAAATCTTCTAGAGTTGTTGCGAAATCTCTTCTTACGATGATGTTTCTTTCCTCATCAGTAAGAACAACCTCCATCTCTATCTTGCCACCAAGCATCTGCTGCTGACTTTGGCCACTCATCGCTGAGCCAGCTCCATCAGTCCTTGCAATAGCTCTCTGCATTTCATTTCCTCCAGAGGAAACCATATCCATGCCAGACCTTACAACCCCGCCAATAGTTCTTTTAACTTTATCAGCAGCACCACCAACTTCACGCATTCCTCTACCCATTGTTTGAACAAGAGCTGTTTCTGGTACAACTTGCTCAAGTGCTCCGGTTCTGATGTCACCAGCAGTGCTAATGCCTGTATTTGTTCCGTCCACAGATGTAACGTTACCACCCATGCGGGTCATCCTTGCAACATCTTCTTGATTGAAATTTCTCTCTACAAAGTTCGCTGCAGCTATTGAGTTAGCTCTTGTAAGAGCACCCTGTTGATTAGCCATCAGCAACAGCGTGGTATTCATTCTTGCTGATAGAGCATTGCCTGTCTCCAGTAACGCGCTCTGGTCTCTCTGAATCTCCTCCTGCCTTTGCTGTGGAGACTTCAAATCCTCTGCAAGCTTATCAAAGGCACCGTCCTTCATTGCCTGAAGAATCTTGGTAGCCTCTGTCATATTAGAAGCAACACCAAGCTTCTGAAGGAACTGAGTCTGCTTGTAAAGCTCCTGAGCCAGACCCTGATTGGTTGGATCGTTTTGAGTATCTTCAAGGGTAACAATCTCATCGATACCCATGTTCTGGAAAGCCTCACCAGCCTTAGAAAGAATCTGAGCAAGACCTTCTCCTGACTCATCCTGCTTGAGAGCCTCAATCTCCATAACGCCAGCAAGACCACCTGGACCACCAGACATCTGAGATATGAATGCAGCTTGGCCCTCATTCAATCCGGTCATGTTCTGCATTGTGCCAGAAAGAAGGTCACCAACGGCTCTTGCACCCATACCGTTATCCTTCATCACTTTACCAAGTGACTCCATAACGAGGATAGCTGACTTGGTTTTATCACCAAGGATACCCATGCCTTGAGTCGCAGAGTCAATAAAGGAAAGCATGATATCTCTATTGATACCAACTTCCTTACCAACCCTATTCATCATAATAAGGTTATCATTGGTCTGCTCTATAGATGTACCCCAAGCAAACATCGCATCACGCTGTCTTTCAACAACCTTCATCTGATCCATGCCGAGGCCTCTGGCAAGCATAACGCTCTGAACCATTCCGTCCATTCTTTCACCAGCACCATCAGACGCATCAGCGATAGCATTCAATGCTCCAGGCATTTGTCCATAAACGGCAAGCAACTCTTGAACCTGCTCAGGTGCAAGTAGCGCCTTCTTACCAACCTCTTCAAGCCTCGTTGACATGCTAGCCATTGCTACGTTAAACTGATCCATATCAATAGCAGCAGATTCAACACCAGAACCAAGTTCACCCATGATTCCAGCAGTTGATGCGGACTCTTGAAGAAGAGAGTAGAAGCCCATCCTGGCCTGTTGTGCAGACTCTCCAAGTCTCATAAGCTCCTGTACACCAGCAGGCATAGAGCTTATAAGGGTATTCATAGACTTATTTACATCAGTAGATGCACCTGAGCCAATTTTACCAAACGTCTCAAAAGCAATCATGCCCTCAGTCATCTTAGGCATGAGAACAGTACCAATTACGGCTGCGGTTTCAGCAAGCCTTCCACTAGACTCTCTGTTAGCTTCAGAAGCTGCAGCTGCATATGTCTCTACGGACTTTTGTATACTGCCATAGGCGTCCTTAATTGTCCTTTCGGTAACGCCAGTCATGCCAATGAGCTTGCCAAGCTCAGACGCAGACCTAGATATGCTGTCAGCCATCTTATTAAAGATGTCTGTGGGTATCTTACCTCTCAAAGACTCCAGGGCATCGCCAGCATCCATGCCCATATCTTTGAGCTTTTCCAGCATTTCCTGAGCTTTTTGTAGTGTAATAAGATCGTCAGCCATTTAGTAACCTGCGCCTGCGCCTGTGAGGGGCCTGTCCCCCTTCTTCTATGCGATCTAATGCAGTTGGAGCAGGTTGAGACTGTACATAATCCCAAGAACTTTCAAGCTCTTCATCAGAAAGCTGGTAGTCAGGACCCTTAGACATTTGCTTAGCCATTTCAGGATTATAGAATGCACCATTAAGAATCGCATGATCCTTAAGAATTTCTATTTGCACATTCTGCTTGTTAACCCAAGCATGAAATAGCCATAGCTTATCCATGGGCTCCATGTTCTCAAAGAAAGGATCCGATGGTGGCTTCTGAAAGGTCTCACACAGGTACAATAAGAACCTGTGGTCATCGTCCTTAACTACTTTTGGAGACCGCTTCAGCTACCTCTCTGATGGCCTCAGGTGACTCAAGCGAATACTTGGACCTTGACTCTTCGTCCAACTTTTCGAACTTAGAGAATAGATAAAGCGAAATGTTATCGTCCAGCTCTTTTACGAAAGACTCTCTTACAAGGAATCTCTCTTCTTCTGGATAGTTAACACATCCAAGAATGTAATCTAATGACTTACCTTCAACCCCAGAAATAGCGTAAGCCAGTACGGTATCTCTCATGCTGTGAAGGTTATCATGATTTCTATTAGCAATAAACTTATCTAGAGCCTGAATGACGTGCCTTCTCTCTTTTGACTTTAAAGTAGTGAGAGTAAAAACAGTGGCTCCATGATCTGAATGAATGGGTACATCTACAGACTTCCTGCCAATACCAAGAAGAACCTCAACTGCCGATTTATCAACACGACCTTGAACATCACGTTCGGCTTGCATCTGTCCAAGCACCTGCTGCCTGTGCGCCATAGCCTCTTCATAAGAACCATGGTGAACTGGCTGAGCTGTTTGCACAGGACGCTGCACAGGCTGCTGTGGTTCCTGTATAGGCTGCTGTGGAGGCAACTGTGATGCTGGTGGTGCTACTGGGTCCGTTGCATTGAATACAATTGGGCCTTGATTCGCTGGGGGCTGTGGTGCTCCCATTGAACCCATTGAACCCATAGACGCAGGACGCCCCGCACCGCTCTCGTCTGGGACGGAGAAGTGTCGGGGCTGTGGACCGTTTACATTTGAACTTCCTAGTGGAGAATTTATCTTAGCCAATCTTACCTCTTACAATGAATTGCAGTATTGTACTAAGATATATATCAGGAATTTAGCTGATTTCTCCTTAAGCAGTCTCAATTGCGAGCAATAGACCAGCGCCGTCAATAGCGCCTCTGCGGTCTCCCTTATCAGCTGCCAACTCGAATGCGTTAACTGGGCCGATTGGAAGGTCTCTACCGCCTGCTGCTCCTGGAACTGCGTTATTAGAAGCTCCGAGAGTTGTGAAGATTGTCTCTGCTGTGAGGTTCATAGTCTCTGCGATTACGAAGTCCTGAGACTTGTATTCATATGAAATCTGATTAATCCAGCAGTTCTTGATGGTAGTCACAAGAGTAGAAGAAGGATCATCGCCAGCAAAGATATCCTTGATAACAACGTCGAACGGGATACGCTGTGAGTGTGCATGAATGTAGCCACGGGAGAAAGCCGATGCAACTCTAAGGTTATCGAAACGAGTTCTAGTGCAGTTCAGAGTAATGTTCGTTGACTGGTTTGGAACCGAGTCAATGTGGCCATCAGTACCAACTTCATCGATGGTCTGAATGTTTCTCTGCTCCTGAACCTGAAGTGTCTGTATAGCGCCAACTGCATTACCATCAACTTCAACGATAATATTGGTGCTTACAGCCGTACCTGTACGATTTCTCCCCGACTCTGCCGTAGTAATACTGCCTGTATTTGGTGCTACCATTGTTTAATCCTATATCCTGTTAATCCAATTTTATACAGTTTAATGCCTATCTGGGGCCGCTCTCACGGCCCCAGCTTTATTAGATGACTCCGATTCCGAGCCTAATGAAGATCCAGTTGACTGGGAACGTTGGCTGTACTGCTACTCTGATGTTCCACTGACGTGGCTCAACTGGGTCTCTTTCAACCGTTAGGTCCCTGAAGTCTGTGATTAGCCTTCTTGAAAGGAAGCTCTGCATCATTGCTGTTGCACGAGCAAAGAGTGTCTGCTGGAAGGTTGGAGTCTCTGCCTTGCCAATGAATGGGTCGAATGCAGTTCTCATATCCTTAGCAATCCTGTCTCTGATGAAGACAACTGACATTTCCTCTTCCTCTGGAAGAAGTGAGTCTGTTGTTGTTTTACCGAAGATAACAAGACCGCCACCAGAAAGTGGTCTAAGCATTGCAATACCAGCCGCTGTAACATTCTCCTCAATGATTGGGGAGAAGAGCTTGTCTCTGGTAAGAGTAAAGCCGCCAAGTGTCTTGTTTGTGAGTGGCTCCTGAATAAGGTCTCTACCACCGAACCAACCAGCTGCAGCTGCTGCCATGAAGAAGCCGTCTGCCTGAACTCTGTCAGCGCCAGTCTGAACGATTACCTCATCTGGGTAGAAGTAGAAGACACGGAAAGAATCTCCGTAGTTATTCTGAACACCGTAATCTGTAAGGTCCTCAATATCTCCTGAAAGAATCTCAGAAACATCATCGCCCTGAATGCCCTCAAGAACACCGATGTCCTCAACAGCTGCAGGCTCTGTGCCGATAACATTCTCAGGTGTAAGGCCTCTGATTGCGCCAATCATAAGAACACGCTCACGCTTGTTCTTAATTCCGGACATGGTTTCAACGTGCGCCTTACCGTTGGAGAAGATTGCTGAGATTGTCTGAGATGGAAGTGGAACAACCATATCAACCTCAATTCTCTCCGCAGCGTCGTATGCTGAAATCCAGCCTACATCGAAGAAGTCTGCATCCCTTGTATCAACAAGCGTGCAGCGAAGTGACTCGCCAAGTGAAAGTGCAAGGTCATCTGTGAAGAGGATTCTTGAGCTTGATGCTGATGAATCTAGAACCTGGAACTCAGCACCAGTCTCTGCTGTGAATCCACCTGGGTCAGTGATTGTAACCAATCCGTTTGACACAGAGACAATTGCATATGTTCCATCATTACCAACACCAGAGTTCTCGATCCTTATTGAGCGTGTTGGAGATACATCATCAATACCGAACTGAACAGTCTGAGATGAAAGTGTTGCAGTGGTTGCTCCAGTTACAACAAGCTCACCGTCTGTACCAGACTTCTGAACAGAGTCGTCTTCAATTACTGTATAAGAGAAGTCATAAGCTGCACCGTAAACGAAGCCGAGTGGGTTCGATGTGATTGTTGGGTCGTAGAAAGCAACCTTGTTAGGAAGAATCTGTGACTCAACACCGGTAATTGGGTCTGTTACAAAGAAGTTGATGTTTGAATCAGCATCTGGAGTAACGCCAAGCGGAAGCTCGAATGTAAGCTCTTCAATATCGGACTCGCCGTTTGAAGACTCAACAAGCTGGTAAGACTCTCTGCGTGGAAGCGGTGGAGCACACTGAAGTGCAAACACACCAGGAGTTCCGTTCGCAAATGCAAGCTGAGCACCGAGAGACAGCCTATTGGAAAGAGATGGAGAACCATGTTTCGCAGTAAGCTGATTGATATCTGTAAAGAACTGAGGATCGTTTATGTCGATCTCAGGTATGTAGTTCGCTGTTAGAGATTCGCCAACTCTTAGAGAGCCGCCAGAAACCTCGAATACAAATGAGTCACCTTCAACGAATGCTGTTGAACCTTCAGAAATGGCGAACTGAAGAACACCGTTGTTACGAGTCTGTCCATCTGACTGCCAAGTAATCTGATTACCATAACCATCAAGAACAACACCCGACACCGTTCCTCTAACTACGAACTGTGCATATCCATCAATTGGATTTCCGTAGCCATCACGACGAACAGAGGTAACGCGAGCAGTCCAGGTTTCAGCAGGAGCATTCGGATCTAAAAGAGAAAGATTGGTTACGGTTCCGTTTCCTGTATTAGCACCACCTGGACGGAAGAGTTCCCCACCCTGATCTACAAGAGCTGCTCTTTGAAGCTCAACGCAGTCAGACTGGATATCAACTCTTGCATCATAACGTGAGTCAAAAGGATTGTCATCGATAGGAGACTCAAGAACTCTAAGCTCCACTCCATTCCTAAATAATCTTGTACGATTTGGAATAAGTGGACCGATAGCTTGCTGTCCACCTAGGATGAAGTGTCTACCGTCTGGAGTTCCTGTTAAAGTACAATCTGATCCGATGCCATCATTGCCGTTACCAACAGCAAGGTTAACAATTACTTCTTCACGATTGCCTTCGCCCATCAACACAGCAGTACGTGCTCCAGATGGAACTGCAACACCAGTTGTTAATGATTCAGTTTGTGTGTATACGCCTGGTACGGCGTTTCCTGCACCTGGAAAGTTAGCTGCCATTTAGTCCTCTTTTATTCAAAACCTTTAGAATGCTAATACGGGTTTTTATAACCTACACTTATGTTTTCTTATGTATAGTTTACAATCCTATTTTTTAAGGGGCTTAGAGCCCTTCAAGCTCGTCAATGAGCTGAACTTGGGTATTTATGGTCAAGTTTGGAGATATCACTGGTGGATTCACTCCTAAGTTGCCAAATTCTACGCAAATATTGATAGCGTCCAGCATGGACTCTACTGGTATTTCACGCCTCCATTCCATCCTGACCTCTAAGGAAATGGAGTTTTTATATAATGGCTCTTGCTGTCTATCCTGAGTTTCTGAGGGGCCTGATGAGCTAACATTACGAATAGCCACGCCTGCCCTCAAAAGCTCCTCATATCTAATATCCTGAAGGAGCACCATTACAAAGTTTGTTAGTTCGTCTCTGGACTCAGAATCTCGTGCCCAGATATCAACAGAAACAGACCCCTCCCAAGCTCCTGCAAATACATAATGAGTAGGAGTTGTAAAGAGGCTTTCATTTCCATAACCGTCAATCACCTTTGTGACATCATACTTAACAGTTTCTTTATTTCGGTTTATGGAGATTGGTACATATTTAACCCCGCCCATTTTCACTAATAGAGCAGGATAGAAAATTACGTCATGCCTGAATCTTTCGCCTATGAAGATTCTTGTCGTTTCATCATCATTGAAACCGGCATCAAGAGGTACATCTGTAAGGTCAGGTGTGTAAGGGAATCCGTACTGATCGCTTACATAATGGTAGTAAGAGTCCTTTGCGAACTCGTCTCTCAGGATACCAATGATGATATCCTTCACAACATTGGTGTTCGTATTCTGAACAACGTTGTGAATCTGATTAAGATCAGATCTTGTGAAAGAGCCTGTAGTCATACAGGAATGCCAAATTATCCGCTCCCAGATATAAACAGCCGAACTTTTTTCTTGACTTTAGTTTAACTCCACGCTAGTATACTATTATTCGCTTTCGGGAATTATCCCAGTTCATACAAGATTACAAGGACAATACAATGAAGACCTCAACTCTCTCACTAATCTCAATCATCTCAATCTCTTTCCTCTCTGGCTGCGCTGGAGACACCTTTTCTACCGCAGAAGAAGCCAATGGCTCAGGGTCTAATATGAGAGACGGGTCTGGTGGTGAAGGAGCAGAGACCTTCATGGATAAGACCGGAGGCTCAAACGGTGAGTCTGGTGGATCTTCATCAACTGGTGGCACCGATACTGGGACTGGCGGAAATGGGGGCGACACCTCAACTGGTGGCAGTGATAATACCGGAGGATCTGAAAATACTGGCGGCAGCGGAGGCGGCGAAACCTGCGTTCCAAAAACCTGTGATACTCTCACTGTCATTCTTTCAGGTGACGCCATTCAGCAAGGTGAACCAGGGTCTTCATGCGGAACCCATGAAGATGGATGTGGTAACTTCATCTTCTGCGATGAATGTAATGGTGACAATAGGGAATGTGGCGGTCTCCGAAACATCCGTATTACAAACCCCATTCCAGAACCTTACGTACAAGGTGAGGCTGGTGTATGCGGAGGAGGTTGTCTTCAGCAAACAAACAATACAGTAGAGGCTTATTACTGCTCTGGCTATGCTGAAGCTTACACCTGCCCAGTCGCTACGAATGGTCCTATTCCAGCAGAGCTTGATGGTAAAGAGTGTGAATACTCAGAATGGGACTTTCGTTTTATTTGCTGCAATTAAACTGTGTAATACAACCTCATATACGACAAGTTAATTGCTGAAGCTACACTCGCATTAGGCGTAGAAATGAATATTTCATAATGCCTGAAATCATTAATATCGTCCAGAAAGTTAGCTCCAGTTGCTATTACTTCAAGAGAATCTCCGCCATCTGCTAAGTTATGAGTAGCAGATGTATCTTGAGTAGTATTAGACCTTCTCAATCTTGCCTGGATAGTGCCTGCAGTAAAAGTTCCTATTGTAGAGAAGCTACAGTCAACTCTTATAAGCTTAGCTCCTGTCGGCGCTATCTGGTGCAGAGGAACGGAAACATATAAGCTCTTGTTTGTTCCGGCAGCTGCAATATTTATCCTGCACAATCCTGGCTGATTGTTTCTGGTCGTTATGCTTGTCAGCGAAGTACCTGTATCAAACTCTTCAACTATAGCCATACCATTAGTAGTGGAACCACCAATATTTCCATTGTAGGCAAGAAGCTTATTCATGACATGGTTTACATTTCCATAAACATAATCACGCTGATCTGGCTCAAATGATATCGTATTAAAAGTTGTAGTGTCTGCATCATCATTATACAGTGAGCTTAAAATGTTTCCGGTACAAACAGTTCTAGACCCGTTACCATCAAGTGTTATGAAGTTAGTACATACAGTGTCAACTTTGTATAACTTATTGTTAACAACCTGATTTGGCTCATCTGGCGGGCTGCTTGCTGATGATGTATCTATTTCAATTCCAATATTTAGGAATCTCACCGAATTACCAGAGCAATGCGCTCTAGCCTCTACTGCTAGAATACCTGTGAGGTAAGAGGTATCTGCAATCTTTGTTTCCACAGTGTTCTCTGAAATAAATGCATTTGAGCACCCGTCAACAAATATTCCAACATCTCTAAAATCTTCACCAAAATCAGTAGAGAAATCAGTATCATTATACATTACAACATTATTGGAAACCTCAAATCTCTCGACAAGTGTATTACCAAATAATCTAACATAAGAGCATCTGTTTCTGTTTACAGATACTGATTGGTAAGATTGAGAGAAAGCTGTGAAATTAAATCTGCCAAAAATATCGACAGACCCAATGGCCAAAGCCTGATTGTCGCTAACGGATAAATGAGAGTCTTTAACAATAAATCCATCTCCAACGCCAAGATTGAACCCTATTAACCCATCCTTAATCACATTACCCGAAACTGATGCGTTGAATAAAACCAATCCAGCTGGAGTTACATCAATAGTATTACAAGATAAAACAATACTCTGACCATCCTTTATGGTGTTATCTTTAATGGATAGGTTCGTTAATGACAGGTCAGTAGCAGCCACTCCTATAGCGCAATTCAAGGCATTTGCAGAAGACTCAAAAGTGCAATTGCTAACTGAAACATTCTCTCCAGTTTGAGATGCTGTTGAAGAGTAAAGCGCAACGTATGGCGCTCTCTCTATCGATGAAGAAGAGAATGTACACCCATCAACAGTTACATTTCCTAATAATCCTCCACTTTCAGTTATATTTATGCACGCCAATCCAAGATCCAAATTTGAATTTGGATTAGCTGAAACAACTTCGGCATTATATTCAAATACCAAATCCTCAAACTTAACCCCATGACTTGCAAGGAATCCGTTTTGTGAATTGACAATAATTCGTCCACCATCACCCTTGACAATCAAAGTAGTAGTATCAGTAAACCCAACTAAATCAACCTCCTCATCAATAGTGAAGTCTCCATTAACCTTAACAGTAATGGATGTGGCATCTGAGTTAGAGCAATAAGTCTTAACCGCCTCAAAAGACGTAAAGGAACTTATTCTAGAATCATCTGATATTGTAAAATCTATAGCCGCTGTTTGATTTGATATATTATTTCTAGCATCTGTAACTGAGTTTACTGTAACAGAAGCTATGGTAACATTAGCTACAGCAATTATCGTCAAATCCTTTCTAAAGTTTGTTAGCTCATCAAATGTAACAGATGGTATGTAGTAGTTATCAATATCAGGGAGCCTTCTCGCAAAAAAGTGCTGCTTAGTTAATGTTACAGGTATTGCCTCTAACAAGTCCTTATCATTAACACAAATAGCCCAATTAAGCGTTGTTACATCTCCGCCACCAGTATCCTGAACAATTTCTGGTATAGAAACTGAAGATGCCGACATTGTTGACATATGACCATTCACAAGAGCAATGCCTCCGTTAAAATCAAGTGTTCCAGGCTGAGAAATGCTCTCACCAGAAAATGTAAACCCTTGAATTACACCGTTCTCATGAAGGTACCTCTCTCCAGCTTCAATAAACCTAATAGCGGAATCTGTAAGGTCAACCTCGGAAACATTTCCAAACTCTCTAAGGTCATTAATATGTGTAACAGAGTTATCTACGAGCACACACCCGGCAAGTCTTAGATTTTCTTGATTTGTTGCAAGAGTATCGAAAACCTCAATATCAACGTACCTCTGATCGGCAGTGGACATAACCAAAGTTCCTGGACGCTGAATCTCTTCAAAGAATTCAATTTCAATGAAGTCAACATCTGTTGAGTCATAGAACCTTGTTGGCACATCCTTTCTAGCTCTAACCACTCTACCGAAATCAGTAATATCATCAGTTCCGGTTACTCTCTTTCCTAAATAACCGTCAAACTCTCCGGTAGTAGTATCATAGTCAGTGACCATGAATCTAACGAATCTGTTTGTTCCAGTAGCTCCATCATCAATAAAGCCCTTGAGCTTTGGTGATACCTCTGTGATTCTGAAACCATTCTGAGTTCCAAGAAGAGATGGAGTCTCTGCCTGGAGAGGAAGCCTTGCTCTTTCATGAGTAAAGGTCTTACCCTCCTCATTCGCAAATACTTCATGATACCTTGAGAAAGGATTAACGTTAATTGTATCAATAACGTTAGCTTGATTAAATCCTACCGAATCCTCTCCAAAGTGAAGTCTTACCTGGAGTGGCGGCGTTGCCGATGCACCAATAGGCGCACCAGAAGCATGGATAGAGTTCACAACAGTGATCGATGTAGTAGCATCCACGCCTGGACAGCAATCAGTAAAGTTAACCTCTTTAATTACAAACCTTCCATAATCAACCTCATTGAATAGAGCGTCTCCTCTATCAATTGCAGGCTGTATAGTAATCGTTTTTCAAGGCTTAAGCTCCGCTCTAGCAAGGATTCCATTTACCTGATAGGTTGTCTCTACAGTAGTAGCTCCAACTGGCACACGACTTGAAACGTACCCATCCCAGTATGGAGTGGTTGGAGTAGTGAGATATGTTGTAGCAAATGAATCTCTAGAGATTCCGTTAACTGAGTAATTTCTCTTATCAAGAGGGAAGTGTACGACTGTTGGATATGTCGCTGCGGCCAATGCGGAATCATATGAAGACTGGTAATTAATAGATGCAACAGAAGCTTTAGAAAAACCAAATCCAAGAGCGTCTCTTGAGTCTACCGCATCACCTATAACGTTGTTTACATATACACCGGATACTAAAGAACCAGCTGTAAGACTTCCGTTAATGATAGAGAACGCCGCTCCATTAATGGAGTCAGTCATCATGATTCCAAACTCACCATCCTGCTGGTAAGCCATGAATCTATAATTGTAACCACCAGCCCTAAGAGCATTATTGGTAGCATTAACTACTGAATCTATTGTATACTTGCCTGGTGTGATGCCCGCATTTCCGGTGACATCAATCGCTGGAAGATCAATTGCAGCTTCAGCTGGATTACCAGTGGGGTAAAGAGCTAAATATAAACTGTAGTGAGTTGAATCTAGTTGAGTCGGGTCGAAACCGATACCCAAAACTCTAGCAGCCTTTGGGTCTCCAACGATAAGAGATGATGTAATCGCTGGATCAATATCGTTGTTCGCAGCAGCTACTGCAAATGTGCCCCAGTTATTAGTTTCAAATCTCTTCCTATCAATCCTTACAGATGCAGCATATCCATCTGCTGGCCAAAGGTTTGTTCCATTGATTCTAACAACCCACTCTAAACCTGGGTCATGCCTCTTAGATTCAACATTGAAAACTCCCTCTATTCCATTTCCGTAGTTAACTCTTACTACATCACCAACAGCAACCTTAGCAAACTTCTCATCGAAAAGGTTGCTAGTATTATCCGGATTGAAAACAATAATGTCATCACCAGTAGTATTATTATCTACAGGAGAGGTGATTGGGCAGTTTACAAGATACGCAGACGCTGATGTTGGAGGTATAATGTTGTATGAATAACCATCAACATTTCCAACAAGGACAGATCTAGACTCCCTAGGTACACCATTTGTATGCTGATTTCCCTGGTGCTGCTGGATAACGATAACATTAGCGTCATCAATTGCATCAAGAGACTTCTGAACAGTATCCGCAGATTGCGGTAACACTGTAAAGTTAGATGTATCCACAAAGATACCAGAAGCTGTATGCGCACCACCAGTTGAATTAAGCTCGTGTGCTACAAAGACATCATTAATTTCAAGAAGAGCCTCAGCAACAGTTGTTGCTGCTCTTGGATCTCCGTTCTTATCAAGAAGACCGGTCCAGTTGAAAGATGGGTCTCTTGGGTCATTAGGAGTCGCATTTATATCAATGTGAGAAGCTACATGGCGTCCTGCAGTTGAACCATCTGAGAGAACAACAGCACCTGCAATATGTGAGAGAAGGTCAGCGTTTGTAGTTGCCAAGAATGCTGCGGTTGAATTTAGTAGATTTGAGTTTGCAGTAATCTGAGCATTCAAATCAACTGTATTGAAATCAAGAGATAACTTTGACTCCTCGATACCAGCATTCGCACCCACCTGAGGGTTATCAATTGGTAGTGTCGCTAGCCCTACAGATGTAAGTGCGGAAGCTTTGATGGTTCCATTTGGGTTAATGGAAACATCAAGCCTATTCACAACGGAAGAAAGGGAGCCGGATGGATTAGTACCCAGCTCTCTTTCGATTGCAAAGACAGCAGATCTAAGCCGATTTATTGCCTCTGTGCCAAGCTCAGAAAGGTTGTCATCAATTCTTATGATGGTTGTATCATCATCTATTTGAAAGGGATATACTGTCATTTATCTTTCCGTTATTATTCTGTTTACTCAGTTAGCTTCTTTTCTTCTTCTTCAACTCTTTTTGACATGAGCTGATTTATCTTCTTTTTCAAGAACTTATATGTATTGTTGCAGATAAGGCCTGCTACAATTCCGAAGAAAACCCTGCCAGGAGTTGAGTTTGCAAACATCTCAGGGTATGGATAGGACTCTACAAAGTATGCGATTAAACCACCAATAACTGATGGTGCAGCCAAAAGAACCCACTCATGCCAGAAATCAACCCACCACGGCTCATACTTATCAGGAAAAATAGGGGCAATCTTTGGCGCTAGAGCCTCGATAACTTTCCTAAAAGTAGCTACTGCAAGATACACTATAACAATAAATATAAGTGTTTGCATTGATAAAAACTGTGTTAATACACCTTCCATAAGGCCTCCATAGGTTAAAGTTATGTTAAATTATTGATTGAGGTCTTACTTATCAAAATCAGTTAATCCGTATATTCCAGCCTTTGATGATGAGATTAGAGATGATAATCTTTGAGCCTCACCATTTGGCCTGTTTGTTGAAACAAGTTTGCCAGCTACCCAAGAAATTCCAAGGTGACCTGGCTCTGGGAACAATCCGTCTCCATGAGATATGGCAAACCATGAGCCCAAATTCTCTGGCTCATTAGAATAAACCAATGCAGAAGCTCCAGAGGTATTAAGACCTGAAGAAATGACTGTTGCGTTACCAACCATCTGAACGAGATTTGGGTTGGTAGTGACAGCTGTCATGACTCCGGTAGAGTCCCATGTTACACCATTATCTCCTGAGGTCATAACGAAACCATTTGAGGCAACTATGACCCATCTATCAGATGACCTATTGTATGAAACATGGAAAATATCTCCAGCATTTACACCTGATGCAACAAGATTAAATGTAGGAGCCGTTGTGAAATCAAAGTTTGCCCCATAGTAATACACATTACCAGAGCCAACAGCTACTGCCATCATGCTTCCATCAGGTGCTCTTGCAACATCTCTAATACTCTGTCCTGCAAATTGCTGATTGCTAAGACCTGTATAAGGAGTATTCATCTGCCAAATACCATCAGTAGTTGCTACAATAAATCTATTAGATCCTGGGCCCTGATACAGCCAGTTAATTATAGCATCTGCAGCTACAAAGGATGTAAGTCCTCCTGCACTAGGAAGGCCACCATTTCCCCTGCCTAAGCTGAATGTCTCAACAGATGTTCCACCCTGTGAAACTATTGCAACTCTTGTAGTTGAACCCTCATCTCCAGCAGCAATAACAGCATCGGAGCTAACAATACCAGGTGATCCGCCGACTGGTCCCCAAACAGAACCATTGTCAGAATAACGACAAAAACCTGTTCTATCAACCGCAACAACACAATGGTTGTTCTTACAGTAAACAGGTCTTGATATTGGATCAAAGGTAGAGTTCTCATTCGCAAGTGATGGCACGACGATATCACCTATAATAGAGTGAGATGCCTGTGGCTCATTTGTATGGAACGGATTCTGACCAAGAAGGGAAGAATTATCATATGGTAGCGGAGAAGAATCATCATACACTGTTACATTCTTAGCTATCATTGTAAAGTAGTTAACAATAGAGTTGTATGTAAACTCAAATTCTGTAACCGCACCTGGTCTTGGATCTGGGCAGTAAAGATCTGATATCTCAGCGTTTCTAAAGAATCCAGCCTGAGCAACATTACCAATCTGATCAAATCTAAACCTTGTAATTGAAGGTGTTTGAGATGGATGATTGATAACTGAAATTCTTAAAGTCTCACCATCAAGTGGAACATAATCTAGAAGGAATCTAATATCTCCAAATGTAGTGACTGATCTGCAATCAATTATTGCCCTACCAGCTGAGCAAACAACATTGTTCCCAAAATCAGAATCTTGAAGAACAATATACTGACCAGCTTGTACCCTTCTTACACCAATGTCAGTACCCAATGTGGTCGTATTGTTTAACGCTACAAGATCGTTTCCTTGAACCGTAAGTGTAGATGTAATGCTTGCTCCGGAAACTACGAAGACATCATCTGTAAAAAGGCCAATATCAACCTGAGCAGTATGATGTGTTCCCCAGTTTGAAAGAGCAGTAGATCTAAGATTTGCTGGAGATGTTCTCGCATCAACAAGAAAGTCATTTGAACCAGCTGCATCTAAGCCACCAGAGTTACCATTGAGATTTATTGAGATATCATTATTCACTGTAACAATATCCTTAATGTAAGCAAAGCCCTCTGCTCCCCAGGTCGTATTAAGACCTTTATGAAAGTTCTCAGAGATGTTAGCATTGCAGTTTACAAAGGTAACAAAGAATCTATCCTGAACAGTTCCGAGACCTCCATCTCCAAATGTTCTAGCTCTATTATTTGTAACTGTAAGGTAATCTAAATCTCCCTGTCTTGCATCAAAATCAATAGCTGTCTTGATGCCGTCGATGTAGCAATCGTTAACATGAAGAGTTGTACCAACACCGGCAGTTGTTAGGCCTGTGAATGCAATCACTCTATGAGTAACGCTAACTGGACCGGTAACAGCTCTACCGATGAATGAGCACTTCTCTATGCGGAGGTTTGCGCCATGCTGCATCTGAATCATTGGAATGGTTGACATAGATGGACCACCAGATGCAACTGTACCGTTTAGGTTATCATAAAGCTTTACGTTAACAAAACCATTCTGGAAGTCAGGCTGATCAACCTCGATAACGGAAGGTTGAATATCATTCTTGACAGTAGCCTCCTGAATGGTGAACATTGGCACCTCGGACATCTCACCAATAATAGTTACCCCATCTCTCTCACCCATGATAACAATGCCGTTAGGAACGGTAACGGTAGACTGCATGCAATAGGTTCCAGATCTGATGATAATGGTTCCACCATTAGCTAGTTCTGGATTAGCAAAGGCGTCATTGAAAGCATCTGCAAAATCTCCAACGCAGCCATTAAAGCCTTCGCCAATTGTGACGAAAGCTGAGTCAATTGAAGCTGCTTCAAGAGCCTGAAGCGCAGTCTGAACATTCGATGCACCAGCTACAGTTGGAGATACATCCACCTGATTAGCTTCATGACGCCAATCGCCACCCGTCACATGAGCGTTGAAGTCCTGCTTGTGAGTTGCGCCTACGCCGCCTTCTTGTGCCCTTCCTGAGCCTACGAATCTTTTAACCATTAAACACCTATATTATTGCCGTTCCACTTATTATGCTTAATTATTAGGGCAAAATAATGCTGCAATCATCATCCAAAAAACCCACAACCTTATTAGCCTTTCTTTCTAGATATCTTGAACCTTCAACCCCAGAATAAAGCCATCTATAAATTTTTGAACATATTCCGTTTCCAAGATATTTAAGATCATAAATTCCAGAATTAACTGAAATCTTTTTACTTAACTTTGAGCTTGGCAAGTTTGCTTCATGTACTAACACTTTATTAAATTCTTTAAGGAAATCATGAGTACCCCTCACAGAAAACATAACTTGAGGTTTATGATTTGGTTTAGATTTTGGCCTATGCAATGACCATCCACCATCTCCATCAAAATAACCTCTACAAAAATCCTTAACAAACTCATCTGGAATATCTGGAAACTTTATGTTGTGAGTCTTTCTTGGTACAATGCCAAACGATTTTACATCATTAACAATGCTCTCTGAACAAGCTGCCAAACTATAACAATAAGAATCCTTCCAACTAGGGTTTCTAGAACTAGTTTTGCTAATTGTTTTTGTAAGCTTTCCACCGTGTGACAAGTCACTCTGAAAAAGCTTCAAGTGATCAAGATCCTTTTCAGCCAATGTAAGTCTAAGATAATTTTTATGAACACATCCATCTGCCAAAAGGAAACCTACCCAGTAATACATTACACCAGACTCTCTGGCGAAAAACCCTTCATCTAATGATACCCTGTTTCTTTTAGATTTATCGTAAGATATACCCATCCTATCAAACGCTGCTTTTATCGTAGAATGATCTCTACCATACTTCTTACCAATAGCTCTTAATGATCCTAATTCATTATAGTCCTTCAAAAGATCATCAGCGGATACAGATTGTTCATCTTCAAATTTCTTCATGATAGGATATGTAAATATTGATATGTTTGGGGAGGTTATGGAAGTATTATGTCGTGTCGGTGACCTAAGACTTCACATACAACTCCGTTTTGGATCGGATGGGAATGCCCCTGAACGATGTTTGTATTCTGATTTACCTGGGCCAGAGACATGATTCCCTCATTAATCACTATCTCATGGAGATGTGGAGGGATTGATCCAGGCACCATGCCGATTCCGGTATTGACGGTCTGCGGCATGAGAGATGTATCGTGAATGACCCTGAACTGATTAATTGGGTCTGTTTTGCGAACTCTGACTGCTGTGAATATCTGTCGTCCATCATTGTTGCCGAATGTCTTATTTCTGGTAACATTGATGATCTCGTACCTGAACTCAGGGGTTCCGTCCCTATTGTAACCAATAAGAACATCGCCATCCTTAATCATTGGGTAAGAGAGAGTCCAGCCATTAACGATGAACTCATTTTCGAGACCCATCTCCTCACGCTTGATATCCTCCTTAGTAGGATCGAAGCGAACAAGGATTCTACCGTCAGACCTTCTAGAGTTGAAGAACTGCTCGTATCCAACAACCATGTCAGTGCCATGGTTATCCAGACCTCTGTAGATAGTGTTCTCTTTCTTGTTATCGTAATGCCTTGACACCTTTCCAGATGTCTGCCTCTTCATGAGAACCATAGGCATGCCGTATGTCTCTAGAAGGATTTCCTCACGCTGGTTCTGGTGGTCATCGAAGCCTAATCCTCTGATTGGGCCACCCACGCTATCATACCCATCAGCACAATAGTGCTCACCACCAAAATAAGTTCCAATACACTTGCCTCCAATGTAATCCTCCGGTCTTGTTCTGTGATACCCGGCATAGTCATACTTCTTGAAATTCTCGTTGAGACAATCTGGTATATCTGTGTCTGGGTAAACTATGTGATCCTTCTCCTTGTATCCATCACCCGCTACATGAGCGTACTTGTATGGACCAAAATCATTCTCCTCAAGCATTACTGACTTATTGCACTCTTCAAAACCCTTATAATGCCTTACAATAGGGTCTCTCTGAACGTAGCCGTCGTAACCATCAACGTTATGCTGCCTAGCCTCAGTACCGAACATACCTCTTTGAGCAGCAGATGAAATCAGGGATGAATTAACAAAGTCAACAGAAGAGTATCCTATAATCTCTCCGCCTGCTTGAATTAATCCATAGGATGGAAATGTATCTGCATCCATTATTGGAATCACCGTATCAGTTGCAGAAATGTCCTGAAGCAGCAATCCCTCTGGATAAACAGAGACATTGTTAATCACTGGAAGCTGCATGAGGTTCACATCATTGATTGGGAATGATGTTCCACGTACAGCGAAGTAGTAAACATCACCAGGTATTAAGTCTGGTATGTTACCGGTAGTTTGTGTTCCGTTAGATACAACGAACTTAATGCCCTCATCAAATACTGACTCTCTATCTGAAGAGTAGTAGATATTATAAGCAACATTGTAGTCAAGACGTTGTGAATATGCCTGATACCAATCTATCTTTACAGTATACCCATCGCCAAGAGAAGAAGCTATCTTTATCCCAGCAAATGGTGGATTCGCATATGTGGGAACAGGATTAAAGCAACCCATTTAGGCTCCTAGAAGTTTAATGAGACAATGCCTTCTTTGAGCTACGGTTTCCATTAGCTCCTCTTTCTTGTCTTCGGCCTTTGCTCCGTCATAGTCGTGATGATCTAAAACCTGCTCAATGTATTTTTCAGCTGTGCTCTCATCGGCAACATCAGCCATATACTCAACCTGGTTTTGAAAGCCCTCAATCTCGAATTCGTTCTCAAGATACTCTCCATCCTCAGCGCCCTTGGTTGGTTTTGAGCCTGTGGTCTGCTGAAGGAAGTGAGTTATCTCATGCACCATGTAATGATCGTCATCATCAAAACCATCCTCTGAATCCAGAAGAGAGATATTGAAGTAGATAATACCATGGTCTGTTCTAGCTGAGACATCTATGTCTGCAAAACACATTGGAATCAGGTCAATCTCAGAAATATCCACACCATGGTCCTCAAACATATCCTTCACCACATCGTGGTCTTTGATAAGCTCCCTGACCTTGTTTATCTTTTGGCGCAGTTTTTTCTGGGGAATTCCAGTTGTTTTAATATCTTCAGCCATAAAATTGCCTCTCTAAAGAAGCGAAAATATGCGCTTACTTTTTTGCCTACATTTTACCTAATATGAGAAATCCCCGGACGAATCCGGGGACGCTCATTACTTAGCTAATATATCTTGAAAGATACTTGCCAAAAAGGAATGGAGAATTATACATCATTATGTCATTCATGTGCAATTTAGCATCTGCAGAGATTGACTCAGGAAATGCTGTAAGGTCAGAGCCAGGATATGTTCTCCTGAAAATTCCCATGCAGCATCTATAATTCTGCTCGTAATTATCTATAATAGACTTAGCTAGGTCATCAGACAAATCTAAAAAATTAAATATTTCAATTATAGAATCATCTGGCTCACCAACCAAATCTTCATAATAAACTAGCATCTTTTCCCCATCCCAATCTTCATATGACTTGAGAACAGACATATACTTATCATAACCCTCATCAAGATATGTCCTCTGATAAAATGAGTTATCAACCTCATCCTTCACAAAAGACTTCCTGACAAACACATCCCTATAGTTTCTAACAAGAAAAATTGCTTTATTACCAATTCCCATATCAGAAGCTTCAATTTCACGCTTGGAATGAAGTATAGACTCTTTTCTTAGGTCTACCCCAATAGGGTAGACTTCTCCGATTGGCTTATCTTCAATGCCTGGACCGGTAGTTGGTAGCTTGGTGGAATATTCCACCATGTAACGCACCCAGAAATCTCCTGAGTGATTATATGATACAATTAGGTTCATATCAGCTCCAGTAGTTAAAGTTGTGGTTAAGTCTTTCAACTTCAAGTGTCTTACTAGAACTTGCGTATTATTATGCTTTTTTATGCAGTGATTTGGTCGCCTTTAATATTCGTCAGGCTTTACTTTTATTCTTTTAACGGGCTTTAATGTTGAAAGCACCATATGTTCTCTAATAGCAAATTCTTCAGTAGTACATGTAGTAGTCACTGATTCCACCTCGGTATCCTCAAACATGAAGTGAACACCTGTACGTACATCCTGAATCCAAAGCGTCTTGCCATTTGGATCATCAGGAGTTCCAAACAGGTCTTCTAGTGTAACTCCATCGAATACAATTCTCTCAATAGTAGCTACACCACCGCCTTTTACTCTGGCAAATTCAATCTTCTGAATTGCTCCAATAGGTGTAGCGTCATCACCATAACAGATGAGGACATTGGCTGATGTTGATGTTCCTGGTCTTACATTCTCTGACATAATTCTCCTTTGCAGGAGTATATATCAGTCTAGTCTAGTATATCTGGCGTTGGCGAAGATGTCTAAGCCTTCGGAATTGAGGGGAAGCAGCAAGAGGACGGAGTGTTCCCATACCTATTGGAGATGGCTTCATGTTGTGCTTGATAAGCTTAACCTTATCCCACCAGTTATCCATTTCCTTCTGGTACTGAGAGTTCAGAAGCTCTGAAACGGTTGGTGGTGTGAAGCCTAATCCGGCATCTGAAATCTGGAACTCACGACCACGCTCAATCAGTGCCTGAGCAGCTAGAGCCTGATACAATGCACCCTGCACCAATACATCAAAGAATAACTCAATGATTGGTGTGTCGTCATAAGTGAACATTGTGAAGTGTGGAACCTCGTTAAACATTGAAAGCGAGTCTGCTAAAAATGTAACAAGCTCATCTGTAGAGAAGATGTCACAAGTATCATACACAATGTTTCCAAACTCATCACAGGATGGCCTTACGCCTGAGGACTTAAGTCTTCTTCTTAGTGCCTTGAGGAGATTGTTAATATTACAGATAGCATTCTGAGAATAGCAGAAACCTGGGTCATCACCTAAGTGCTTATATCCATCAGTGTTAGTAGCTGGAAGCTGTGTGGTATTAACCTGAAATGTACCCTCACCTCTTACAGTAAAGCCATCAACAGTTCCTTCCCATACATCACGCCACACACCCATGTCTGGATGCAGCCCGAGTGTAAAGTCAAACGAGTACTCACCCTCACCTGTTCTGAAAACGCCCTGAGAGGTTGGCCCTACAACAACTGCACCTGTAGTGTCAATGATTGATACGGATGGAAATGTATCCGTATCTCTTGGCTGTCCATCTGGTCCTGTGAAAAGGAATCCAAGACGAACAGTCTCTCCAGGTTTAATCACCAATGAGCGTGGCTTAGTTGGTGAGAATACTGGATTGATTGTCATTGCGATGCATTCTGGGCACCCTGCTGCGCAACCATTGCAAGCCATAATTACCTCGTTATATTGGAGTTGCTGTTGAGTTTCCGAACGGACGAGCTACATTAATAGTAAACAGCTGCCAAACCGGATTCGAAGTTCCAGGCTGTGTATACATAACAGATGCTGTAAATGTACCGAGAGATGTTAGCCCTGGTGGGATAATCATATCATAAACGTAAAGCCCTTCCTCTAGACGAGTCATAGGCTGCGGGAATCCCTGAGCTAAAGAGCGATCTGGGAAATAGATGGACATGACCTGTGGCACTGCTCCATCTTGGCGTGCCCCATACCCATCCACAGTCTGCACAAGAAGTGAGACTGTCTGACCTGGATTTGCAAAAAGTGGAATAGCTTGGCTCATGCATATATATTAGAATATGCGGGAGAAGCTTTCATTCTTCTGCCAAATCATCCAGGTCTTTTGAAGGGCCAAACTTCTTATCTACAGCCAAGGCAGGTTGTCTATCAAGAGATTCTAGGTCTGCTTGCTCAGCAGCATACTGCTCTTCAGACATGCCCATAAACTCATCCTCAACGTCCAGCTCCTTGAAGTATGGAGCGTCTGTTGACTGCTGTGGATTTCTCAAAGGCTTCAGCATCCTTGGCTTAGCTACTTCCTTGATAAGATTGAGAGCTGCACGCCTTGGCAGGATCTCTCGAACAGCCAACACATGACGCTTCTTAAAGATCGAACCTGTTTGCATGGACGCTTCAATCTGCTCTTTAGTAAACTGATAATGTTTAGAGAGGAGGTTTACACGCGCACCTCTCCTGACAGTAATCCTCAGATCACCAACAGAAATATCCCTATCAACTGATGTGTTAATGAGCCAAAGTTCTTTTTCTTTACTTGGCCTCTTCATCAGACGCCTCTTGGATCACAACAACTTCAACAGCCTTGGGCTGGTTCCTTTTATTGATACCAATTGAAAAAGCAACTTGCTGACTCTTCTTAAGAGTCTTAAAACCTTCCGACGCAATATCGGACCAATGAACGAACAGATCTTTCTCGTCTGGCCTTTCAATGAAGCCAAAACCCAATTTGGCATCAAACCAAACAACTGTTCCTATATATTTTTCGCTTTGCATACCGTATCACCTAAGTAAGTAAAATCTTTCTTGTTTATTACTCTACCCTAAAAATGCAACAATATGCCTTAGTCTATCTTTCTGAAAGTAGAAATACCTTCTTCTTCCTCAAGACCCTCTTCGGCAGGTATAATCATCTTGCCATCCATTACAAGAGCCTTTCGATTATGCAATAGTTTATGCACCTCGATACCACCCATGTATGCGATTTGTTGACGCTCATCCTCCGAGGTCGCCTTCTCAAGCATTAAATCATACTTATTAAATATGGCATCAATGTCTTGCTGTGGCACGCCTAATGCCAATGCATAACGTGTAATACCTTCACGAGTTTCTTTCTCAGAAGCTCTCTGCTTGGGCAATTGGTCGAAATAATGCAAAGCGTTTTGCAGCTGTACATGCGCCTTTTCGGACACAGCAATCTTAAACAATAGAGTTCTAATTTCTGGCTCTGTTAAAGTTGCTGCTTTAGGTATTGATTTTTCGAACTTATCAAATACCTGTCTTAAGATACGCTCTGTTCCTAGGCGCTCAGCCATGTACAGAGTACCGTACTTAATCTCTTGAATTCTTTTGTTTAGTCCCTTTGGCTTCTTTCCCATCTTTCACCTTTGAAGTATAAGGAGTATAATAAGGTTCAGTTATACCTGATGTGTTAACTCCGTCTTCTTCATATATAACAGTTCTAGCCATTACAGGGTCAGTTGAAGGGTAAATGCCTATTATCTTAAGGGTTCCATGATGATGTCTTGAATGGCAGTTTGCACACAGTACAGCCAGGTTCCAGTAGTTGTCATCACCGCCATCTGCCCTATGAACTACATGATGAATCTCAAGAGCGCCAGCTCTCTTCTCACCGCAAACTTCACAATGTATCTTTTGAGGCTTTCCAGATCTTATCACTTAAGAGCCTCATTCATCTTTCCAAAATCTGATGAGAAATAGTTATCATTGATCATTTCAACCAAGCTCTTTCTACCATCTGTTGTTGCAATAGCTTTCTTCACTATAGAAGATATTTCAGATAAGTTAGTAACTGGCTTTAGGTTATACTTCTTACATGCATTCAGATATGCACGCTTGTTATTTATATCCCTAACCATGTTTACAGGACACTCATAAACATTGCCATCCTCATCTATATACCCCATTCTTCGGGCAATTGGATTATCGAGAACAGTAAGCTTAGAGCCAATTTTAGTTAGAGAGAATAAGTAGTCCCAAACTGAATCATAATTGGATTTCACAATCATAACATTTTACCTAGCGTATCAATAAAATATTTAGCATCATCTTTACCGTACTCACCATAATGTGATATTCTTACGAAATCTCGAACTGACCCTCCTCGACTTAATATCTTCATAAGAGGAGATGTCCCTGAATGAACAGAGCCACATGCTGAGCCAAGCCCTATGTATATCTTTTTCCATGAGAGCTGCTGCATCAATATCTGTGAGTACTGACCCTGTGGCAATCTTGCGAATGTTGTACCCGGAGCCCTTGGACAATCCTTACCAATAATCTCAAACCCAAGCTCTTCAAGTCCTGGCTCAAGCACTGCCTTGAACTCAACCATCTTCTGCATGCGCTCATCCAAAGTCTCATTCGCATGCTTAAGAGCTGCAGCTGATGCAACAATAGATGGCACATCTGGTGTTCCTGGCCTATCTAAGAAGTACCTAGAACCAGTTGAATTAGCTATCCAGTTATCAGTATTTCTCAAGTAAAGAATTCCAACTGATGATGGCCCTCCAAACTTATGAGAACCAAATACTGCTACATCTAAGTTAGGTATGTCTTTTAATTTAGGCATCTTTATTTTGCCTGGAGTCTGTGACATATCCAGAAATAAAGATTTGCACTTAAGCTTAGTTACTGGCTGTATGATACCCATCTCATTTTGCACATGAATAGATATCACAGCTGACTCTTGAGGAATTGGGTACTCTGTATCAATAAGCCCAGAAGCATTTGTGCTTAATAAGACGCGCTTTGGAATGGATTCCTTAGCTGCCTGCCTCATTGCTGCATGCTCTGTTGGGGACATGTAAATAGGCCTATCCTCATTCATCTTTGCAAACATCTTCATTCCCCAAGAACAAGCCTCAGTGCATGTAGATGTAAAGATGACCTGAGCTGGGTATTCTGCCCCAAGCAGATCTGCTATCTCTTTCCTAGCAAGTTCAATAGCCGCTTCAGCCTCCCTTCCAGGAGCCGATGGGGCCAGAGCGTGTCCATGACCAGCAAGAGACGAGTTCGTCTCAATAAAGGCGTCCATGGCTGGTCTGCATATTGGTAAGTGGGCATTTGCATCTAGAAATAGTTCAGGCATGCCCTTCAATATATCAACTCATATGCGCCAAGCATGAATATCAACTTCGCCAGACCCTCTCAGCCAAATTTTATCTTCATTTCTTAATTCAAACGGGAAAACTTGACCAGCAGAAATTCTTCCATGAATAGTATTACCATTAAAAGAGTACTCTACATCTGAGCCAGAAACACCAACTAATAAAATGCTTCTTGGCCCTCTAAAAGCCATTTGAGCATCAGGTTCTGTACCTGTTGCTGGCCAAGCTCCAGCAATTGCAGTAACCCTTTCGTAAAAGTTAAAATCTTTACCTATATCTTCAGTCATTTTATCTCCAAATATTTATGCTATTTCCCAAGTTTCTATACCCGCATCAATTACGCGCTTATAAATTAAGCCATCCTTACCTCTGGTAAATTCAGTGCGAATATCCTCGGGAGTAATTCCAAAAGTTAAGGTTTCATCATCATCTGATGATATGCCCGACACTGCACTTCCAGTAGTTCCTCGATATGTCAAATTTTCTGATTGCTCATTATTAACTACGCAAACAACTGGAACATCGATCTCTATATAGCCTCCTAAAAAGTCACCATTTAAAACATAAGAGTAATCGTTAGTGTTTGAGCTTATAAGAGCTGAAGCTGGAAAGTTCTGTTCATCTCTAGTACTTGGAGTAAAGTAAGTATTATTAGCACCATCTCTTCTCTCAAGATTTATTTCTGTAGTATTAATACCAAAAGGATCTATTACAGTTACTATTTCTGCTTGTCCGGTTGCTTGGTTCCACTGATAAAGCCTTGCCGTTCCCTGATATTGAGAGCATAAAGCAATACTATTATTTCCACCATCTCCAGAAACTCTAACCCTTAGAGGCAAAGCAACCTTTTGAGTTGTAAATTTAGTAGGGCATAATGGAGATGCTTCTAAACCAGAGCTGTCTGCTCCAGAGTATGCAGAAATCAAACCTGATGCAAAAAGTCTTGTGGCCCCTCTGGGCTCATAATCTTGATCGTTAGCACCTGTTATTCCATCAAAATCTGCAGGAGACCCTGGGCTAACTCCATTAACTCCAAAATCACCAGATGCTCTATCATTTACATAATATTTTATTTTTGTATTATTATATAATGCAGAAACAAAACCTGACCTAGGCCATGTCATTCCATCATTAGTCAGAGGTAATACTAATCTAGAGTCATAAAACCTAGTATTATTAGCATGTGTTGCGCCCATAACGTTTTCACTAGCAACAAGCCTATACTCCCCATTACCATTTAAGTTTAACCTTATATACTCCCAAGGTTTTAGTACTATATCTTCTTGTGATAGAACTACTTGATTATTATCATCATATAAAGTTACTGAAGATTCTACAGGCCCATTTACTAAATGTAAAAACCCAGAACCTAAACCGCAATTTCTAAAACCATAAAAGAAAGTGTCTTTAAATGCTAGAGCCAATGACATCAATGGCATGGGAGACTCATTACTTCCATTGACCTGATTAGAAAACCCATAACCTCCTTCAGATAACGTTATAATTGAGCCGTTTACTAAATTTTGTACAACGTAAACTTCACCGTCTTCTAGGAATACTGGACCCTCTTGTATAACACCGGCAGTGTAATCAGAACCTGAAGCATATACAAACATAACATTACCAGCTCCTAGAGATGTTATCTGTGCTTTGTTCAAAAGAGGATCGTTTGCAGGGTTATAAGTATTAGCAACTGCTAGAACAGTCTTTCCAATCTGACCATTTTCAGCCAGTAAACCTTCAGTAATACCCTGGGCAATACCAGCAGCAATTGAAGTTGCCTGTTCTATACTGGCATCCTCTTCCTCATCTTTAATTTCTGGCACATATGCCGGGTCATTTCCAGCTGCAAAGTTTTGAACATCAGTAACAGTTGACGCATCAATGTCTACCTTAAATGTAAAAACTGTATCTGTAGAAGTCAAATAAACAAGCTCAAAATCAGTATAGAAATCTTCAGCTTGAATAAAGTCCCTGACCCACAATATATTAAGAATACCTGGTATTACTACTTCTGTTGCCATTATGAATTCTCCCAACTAACCCTTGTAACAGTAAGGTCATTTATTGTTAAGTCTTGATCTTCAGCCTTTAATTTTAGCAAATAACCACCAGAAATAGATACGGCATCTGCAACTGTTATAAAATCATATGTTAAAGAAAAATTTAAAAATTCATTTTTATCAGCAAGAATAAAAACCTGCTGCTGAGTAAAACCAGAAACAGGATTCTCAACGGTTAAGACAACTTTTTTGTTCTTTTTATTATCAGGCTTTGTATAGTCTATTATAACTCTCCAGTAATGCGTCTGTCCAGGTACTGGATTTTCAAACCATGATCCGCTTACAGGGTCATGGAGTAAAGGAATGAAATCATCATAATCATTAACTGGATCCTTTCCTGGAAGATTATTGGATACAGTTTTGGGAAATTTTGAAAATGAAGCAAACTCAGACTGGTTGAAAGATCTTATTGTAAACTCAGTATCTCTCTTTAATAATAATGACTGAACAACCCCGTTAAGCTTTACTGCTCCCCCATTTGGAGTTGAATATTTAAAGTATCCGTCTTCCCCATCAGTTAACAACATGTCCCCGTCAAAACTTGGACTGGGAAAAATATCTGGTGTACCTAAACTTATCTCTCCCATATCAGAAGATAAACCGTTTATCTTTGTAATGCTTTCAGATACTTTTTTATTTAACGGCCTAGTGTAAGAAGGTTGATTAGCAGCAATCAAAAAATCAAGTGAACTTTCAATCTCAGGAGTTACTTCTACTGAAAAATAAAAAGTAGTATCCCCAGAATCTTCTCTATAATATTGTAGAGTGTCTAGATCAAAATTAGTATAAAAATCTTGAAACCATTCGTCGTTAAGAACTACACCTGTCTTATTTATAAAATTTGCCATTACAGAGTCTCCAAACTAGTTCTAACTATTTCCACTGTATTAATCGTTAAGGGAGCGCCTACTGCTTGAATTTCAAACTCATAACCAGAGCCAATAGATGAGGAGTCTGCAACAGTTGAAAAGTTCCAAGTTAAAGTTGTAGTTTGAAACTGAACGCCGTTTGGTAATATCTTAATTTCTTGCAGTGAAAAACCAGTGTCAGGATTTGTAACCCTTACAATTAACTCTCTATTAGCCTGAGTTGAATCTCTTGTGTAAGAGATAGAAACCCTCCAGAGATGAGCCTGAAACTCTATAGAGTTTTCAAGCCATCTATCATCTATAGAATTATATATTCCTGGTAAAAAGGTAGCTTTATTATTTATCGGATCTTGTCCAGGAAAATCATTTGAGTAATTTTTTGGGAATGAAGTTGATGATGTAAATACTTCTCCAGCAGAGCCCTGCAGCTCGATGCCAACCGTTCCATTATTATTAATATTAACACCATTTAGAAGACCAATTATTTTAACTACACCATTATTTGGAGTTTTATAATTAAAGTCACCAGGAGTACTAGATTGAGATAATAGATCAAATTCATTATTTGAAGCAATAGCTGGTTTAAATAAAGCATTTAGCTGTAAATCTTCAATATTATCTTTATTGTTATTTATTTGCTCATCACCCGGTGGCTTTAGAGAGTCTTCAGATTCTTGTTGAGTTAAAGTTCCACTGCCATCATTGATAAGTATATTACCGCTTTGAACCTGAGTTAAAAGATCAACGCTTTCCTGAATTTCAAAAACAAAAAGAGTTTCTGTTAGTGTAGTGCTACTAGAAGCAGGTACAGAGACACCAATATCATCTAAGACTATTTCTGTACCTGTCTGGTTTTCTGCAATGAATACTCTAATTGCCATTCAATCCCCATTAATATCTTGTCAAAATTGAAATTTTGAAGCCACCTTATTCTCTAATAGACATGAGCCCTTCACTACAATATATCAATAGATTCCTTTACTATCTCATACTCAGCATTATACATAAACCTTATCTGTGATGGAATAAAACTTAGAGTATCATATTCGAAATGCTCTTTAGGAGCTATAATGCGTATTTTAATACCTTTTTCATGAACGCATTCATCATAGTAAACATCGTTAGCCATAATTTCTGCAGTGATAAGCTCAAGAACACGAGATATTTGTGGGAGTAACCTTGTATCCTTAACCCTTCCTACATTAAGAGGAGATGTGAGTATCACATCGATCTCTGTCGCTCCAAGCTCAACAGCATCTCTCAATGGCGCTGTCTCACGTACTCCACCATCAGTCCAGTTATAGCCATCTATTTCTGGCATTGGAAAGAATATGGGAAACGCAGACGAGGCCATTATCCAATCTTTAATATCATCAGACTTCTCGTTTCCAGTCCTATACTCACCTGTCTGAAATGATACAGCCCCAACCCTTAGCTTCTTTCCAGACATATTAAGACGCTCAACATCAAGCCTTTTATTAATAATATTCCTAAGGGGCTTTGTGCTGTAAATAGATCTGTTAAATTTCACACATTTTAGCATTGGCACTACAACCATTGCAGCGATATTAAGAATGGCTACCCCAAGAAAAGTTATTGATATCCATTTAGGCAGAGCAAAAAATAAAAGCGCAAAGCCTGCTACTACATGAGCCAGTATACATACAGCAATAATAATTATAAACATCAATAATCTATGAGTTCTAATAGATGAATTACCTTTGATGTCATTCATCCAAACCCTTTCAAGTTCAGATAGGGTTTCCCTTAATGGACCAGTTGCCAGAAGCGACGAATTCAACGCTCCAACAGAAATGCCAGTATAGATATCATAATCAAGTTCAGGATCTTCTTCCTGAAGCTTCTTAAGTACGCCAAGTTGGAATGCGCCCTTGCAGCCACCCCCAGATAGAACTAATGCCTTCATATATACACCTCTGATGTATATCTAAATAGTCATTATTAAATGCTCTTTCAGTGGTTAAACTCAATAAGCACTAAAAGTGTAAAATTACAGTTCATGAACAGTACAATAGAAAGTAGCTGTAGATCTCTCTCCACCAAATTCCCTGGAGTTTCTAGTCTTAATTCTCAATTCAATACCCTGGGCCGAATTCAAGTCTCTTACAGTGTTGTAATTGAATGGAAACCCTAATGTATTCTTAGCTTTTCCAAGTACTGGACCACCCACAGCTGGTATTATTGGATAGGAGCCTGCTGCCTCATCCACAAAATTATGTATAGATTTATAAGCGTTCACCTTAATTGGCACTTTGTTAGGTAAATCATAAGGATTATAAGCCCAAATCTCAAAGTCTACAGCATCTGTATAATCTATATCATCAGAAAACTGCACCTCTGACATCTCTATCTGTATTCTTTTACCCGGATCTGGTACTAAATACCAGTTAGATGTAGTGGCATATGAATAATCTACCTCAACTACTCTACCAGTCTGATCTTCGAAGAAATTAATATAACCGTCCCTATAATCTACAGAGAATTCACAGTCATTATCACATGGTTCAAATGGAGTTAGCTCATATTGTTCATATCCATCAACCCTAACAACTACTTTATAGCCATGAGAAACCTTTGCAGATATCTGGTCCTCTCTATGAACCTTACCATGTTTCATATCGATTATGAATTCATGTCCTAATTTATATGAGTTCCCATCAATATATGTAGGGCTTTCATTTTCCACCCTTATGGAATCACCAAACCAGGTTGTTTTGTCCGCAAAGTTATGTGTAGCGACCTCTAAGTCAGAACCAATACGCTTCTCTGGAACAACCATGAGACGCCCGCCTACATCATGTGCCTCTGCAAGCTCAACCTGATCGATGAAGTTAATGGGATCTCCATCATGGGCTGCAACTACACTCTGAAGTATAACTACATCACCTGGGGCAAGAACATCTTTGAAAACAATATCGTAATAACCGTCAGAGCCAATTATTCCAGAGATTGCTGTAGCTATATCTGAATCCTGAATTTGAACCTGTAAAGCAGATGGCTCAATTCTATCATTTGCAGATTCAGTTTCGTGATATGTATATGTTGTTAAATTCATTATGTAGTCCTAATTACACTTAGCCGTGATCCATTAGAAGCAAATCCTAGAGTCCCACCAGCTACAACATTTGTTCTAATTCTTACCTTGTCATTAGCATTAATGTTTAAAGCAATAGTTGCTGATAAGGTATCCTCATCATTTACAGAATTTCTATGGTAGCCAAAGCTTCTAGTTCCAAGCACCTCAAAAAACCCACCACCCTGATTTCTCTCCAAGAAAGCAGTTGATGAAGTTCTTGAATTTGTAGATTGAGTTAATGAAACGTCATAACTAAAAAGATAAACACCAGCCTGAGTTATAGTTACTTCACTTGCTGCAAGTACAATGCTTCCAGTAGTTATAGCTGAAACGTTTGTTAACGGAACAGTTATTGGGGTGGTTGTAAATGTTGTACCAGATGCATTCAAATAAAATGAAGCTAAATCATTATTAATTGCTGAACCCCCACCAGTTGCATCTATTGTAATATCTACTTCATCATTAGCAACATCATCTGCAATAGTCATTGTGATGTTCGAACCCTCAATGAAATTCAAGCGTCTTCTTGTCCCAGTATCAGTTCCAGAATTTTTACGAACAGTAACCTCATTAGCTCCAGCAACAGAAGCTACATTAGCTCTAAAGAATGCTGCAACCCTATTGCCAGTTATATTTCCTGGACCAGTTACCGTGAAGAAGTTAATCCTATCACCTGCAGATATAGCCACAGGAGTACCTAATGTAATAAAAGAATCTTGAGCGTTTGACGTAATGGAGGCTCCTGAATCAGATCCATTTACTTCAAGCCTTACAGTTGCGGAACCTCCACCTGCAAGGTTTAATGTTAGAGCATAACACTCACATGAAATTGGTATTACAACACCTCCAGTATTTGGGGTATCATCTCCATTACCAAATGCCCACTCATAAGAATTATTTCCTAAGTCTCCATTCTCCTCTGCCCAGATTGCAAACGTAGTCCCATTTGCTCCAAGTTCAGCATCAATACCGGAGAGGTGAGCAGATAGATTATCTACATCACTCACCTCCGGTGGAGAAATGTCAGGATTATAGTTAATAGGAGTAAAATCAATACTAATCTGATCTCCATCAATTTCATCACCACCACCAAGTATATGTGATGTAGCATGAGAAGATGAAGCGTAACCATCCAAAGCTATTTGAATATTGTCGATTCTGTCAGTGTTATAATCAATCTTCTCTTCGCCTGGTGGTCTCAGTGCTGCCTCTGAATCCTCTTGACCTAGGGTTCCTGATCCATCATTAATGAGAATGTTGCCAGCTTGCACCTGGGCAAATAAATCAGCTGACTCTTGCACTTCCCATACAAATAGAGTTTCCGTGAGATCAAAGCTTCCATTACCTGGAATAGAAACTCCAATGTCATCAAGGTCTATTTGACCTGCCACCTGGTTCTCTGCTATAAGGACCCTGGTAGTCATAAGGATCTCCTATTATGCTCTTTTCTTATAACGTACAACTATCTGTACGCTGGTAGTTGTATTTCCACCAGCCTGATTTCTGAACGACATAAGACCACCAGCAAAGTCAATATTTGCAGCTGTATTCTCAGTAAGACCAGCCGTAGAGTGTGCCAATGTACCAACTACAGATCCATTCACAAGAACCTCAAGAGTTGCAGCATCAGAGTCAACTCTCGTAATACCTATGTAAGTAATCGTTCCCTGATCAACAGGAATACCTCTTGTTGTCGCATTAAGCACTAGGTTACCAACGCCACGATAAAACACAGCAGCACCAGTGTTACCATTCCTACCTGCGGTAACATTCTCTGTTGCTACTGCCAGCCACTTTGAGCGTGATGCATCATAACGCATCTCTTCATTTAGTGTTGT